TCCTACCACTAACACCGTTACGGTCACTCTCGCCGAGTACGGTAAGGCGACCCTGACTACTCGTAAGCTGCGGACTTTCGCATTCTCGGATGTGGACCCGGCTATTGCCGACATCGTTGCCTACGATATGGTTAACACTCTCGATGGTGTTGTGCGTACCGAACTCATCGGCGGCACCAACGTCATTCGCGAGAACGCAGGCAGCATGCTTTTCAACTCTGGCACCGTCGGTGCTGTTGAGGCTGATGACCTGATCAAGTCCCGCGACATTCGCGCCGCTGTTTCCAAGCTGCGTGGCCGTTCCGCCCCGCCGCGGAATGGCTCCGATTATGTCGCAATTCTCCACCCAGATGTGAGCTACGACCTGCGCTCTGAGGCAGGTTCTGCCGCGACGTGGCGTCCGCCGCACGAGCAGTCGGCCGCAGGTTCGATCTGGGCTGGCGTCGTGGGCAGCTACGAAGGCGCCGTTTTCATCGAGTCGCCCCGCGCCTATTCGGCGGCTGACGGTAGTGGTTCTATCACCGCTCACCGGACGCTGCTTATGGGCAAGCAGGCCCTCGCTGAGGTTGTTGCGGCAGAGCCTGAGGTTGTGCTCGGCCCGATTACCGACCGACTGATGCGGCTCCGGCCCGTTGGTTGGACCGGCATTCTGGGCTGGAAGCGTTACCGTGAGGCTTGCCTCCAGCGCATTGAGACCGCTTCGAGCATCTAATCATTAGATGGGGGTGTGGGTCTCGCGACCCACACCCACTCGAATTGGAGGCAACTTGCCAACCCTCACAACCCCAGCCGTTGAGGAAAGCTTTCCAGTTTCCCAAGGGCTATGGCGGTTTTTCAAACACCGCCAAGGAATCACCCTGCTAGTCAGTGGGGTTGAAGTCACAGAAACCAGGTTCCCCTACCAGGGGGATCTGGAGTTGTACGACTTTGTTTATCTCGGCGGGATGCAATACGACATCACAAACGCTGAGGCGACCACACTCACTAACGCAGGCTATGGAGCGTATATCTCGTGACCCGCTGTACTTGTGGCCAAGGCCACGAAACCTTCGGTGCGTGTATGCGCGCTAAGAACATCCGTGTGGCGTACTGCCAGAGCTGGAAAAACTTCGACTACACCCGGGCTAAGCGCAACGAGAAAGAACTTGCCGGGTATAAGAGTGCGAGGGAGCAAGGAATCCAGCCTGAGGGTACGCAGGTTCACCAAACACGGAAAGCTCTTGACCTTTCCGACAGTATGGGCGTCGCGTACAACGCGTCAACCATGTAACAACGCATTGGAGTTTCATGCCTCTTACCCCTACACGTGGTGTTGAGAAGTACAACGTCGTCCCCGGCATTATTGCTGCGGCCGACCCTGCCGCGAATGCGGAGCAGACTTACACCATTCCGTCCGGTCAGCTTTTCGAGCTGTGGGCGATCAATTTCTCCCTCGTGACGGACGCTAACGCGGCCAACCGCAGGGTTGTTCTCACCTTCGACGACGGCACCACCGTCTACTGCAAGGTCCCGTCGGGCCACGTCCAGGCGGCGTCGCTGACGTACAACTACACGTGGGCTGTCGGCGCGCAAACCCTGTCTGCCGTGGTTGGTACCGACACGTCGGTTGCCCTGCCGGGTCCGATGGTGCTCCGTGGCGGTCACCGCATCAAGACGGTTACCACCAGCCTCCAGGCGACGGACAATTATGGCATCATGCAGCTTTACGGCCTGCGGTACCGGGTCTAATTATGGCCCTTCTCGTCAGCAGCCTAGTTGACGAGGTCCATGACACCTGGCGCAGCTACGTCCGGGAACAGTCCCCGGTTACGGCGCTTGATGGATCTCTCACAGATAGCGCTTTAACGTTTACCGTGGATGACGCCACGAAGATTTCTACGGGCGTGTTGCAGATAGAAGACGAACTTGTGCAGGTGAGGTCTGTTGACCTCACCACACGAGTGGTGACGTTGGAGCCGTGGGGTAGGGCACAGATGAACTCGACGGCGGCTGCGCATGCAGACGGCGCCAAGATCACCGTCAACCCAAGCACCCCCCGTGCACGTGTCCGAGACATTATCAGCGACGTCGTGCAGGAAATCTTCCCCACCATTTTCGCCGTAGACGACACCACTTTGGATATCACTCCGGCGGTGGTCAACTATGACCTGCCGACGGATGCCTACCATGTGTTGTCGGTGCAGTGGCAGCCGGCGGGCCCGAGCCTTTCGTGGCTGCCCGTTCCGCGGTGGAAACAGAACAAAACCACGACCACGAATGAGATTGAAATCATTTCGGTTGTGATGCCTGGCGCGGGCCGGGTGCGTGTGTTTTATCAGAAGAACCCGCCGGATCAGCTCACCTTCACCGACGACCTGTCCACGATGGGTTATCCCGTTTCTATTCGCGGTGTGATCGTTGTCGGTGCTTTGCACCGTCTCGCCATGTTCACCGAGAATTCTCGCATCCAAACGGGCAGCGTCGAGGCGCACACGAGGGCCGAGTCAGTCCCTGCCGGTTCTGCTATTGCTTTGTCCCGGTATTTGTATCAGGTGTTCCGTCAGCGTCTTGAGGACGAGGGCAGGAATTTGCAGATGCGGTACCCCATCGTCAGTCACTTCGCGAGGTAAATCTTGGTCTGGAATTACAGCAACACAGCTTTTGAGACCACCCTCTCCAGTGGCATCAACGCGGTGGTTACAAGCATCACTGTGGGCAGCGTCAGCGGCCTGCCCGTGTCCTACCCTTACACGCTTGTCATTGACCCTGACAATGCACTGCGGGAGGCGGTGACGGTTGCCAGCGCTATTGGCACTGTCCTCACTGTCACCCGTGGGGTTGACGGCACGTCCGCTGCTAGTCACAGCTCCGGGGCAACGGTTGTTCACGCGATCATCGCCCGGGATGTGGCCGAACCTCAGGCGCACATGGCGGCTACGGGCAATGTTCATGGCGTGGGCGCATCCGCGACTGTGGTTGGTCACAACACTGCTCAGACGCTCACCAACAAGACGATCAGCGGTGCCAGTAACACGTTGACGGCTATCAACGGTAGTTCGTTGACTGGGTTTGGTTCTATCGATCCTGGCTATTTGGCGCAGCCGATTGTGTATTGGCAGATCGCAAATAGTGACAACAGTGCGACTTTACTGTCGATCGCCGATACGGCGGCTGCCAGGACTGAGAAGCTTGTCGCGGTCGCCAACAGTGTCGCCGGCAAGGGCATGTCAGTCGATGAGGACTTTGTTGTCTGCCTCGATGACACTGATCTGGTTGTTGACACTGATCGTGGTACGACACCGTCTGCGACGGTGGGCCGGATCTATTCTAAGAATTCTGGCGCCAAGCCGGCGCTGATCCTGGATCGGGCCACAGCTAACACTGCCAATATTCAGGAGTGGCGGGCTAACGCTACCGCGATTGCCACCCTCGACAAGGATGCCAAGCTGACGTCGCGGGCTCACATCATCAACCAGATCGCGTCCGACACCACAACGAAGCTCATTGACGCCCGCACGTCGGGTGGTACCCCCATCTTCACCGTGGACCACACGGGTGTTGTGGCGGCGTCTGCCGGCATTTCAGGCACCACCCTCACGAGCAGTGGACTCACTACCGCCAACAGCCTGAGCGTCACCACCACGTCAACCCTGACGGGTTTGGTGACAACCACCGGTGGTTTGACTGTGGGCACAGATTTGTCTGTCGGTGGTATTGGCAAGACTTTCTATGTGCGGAAGACGTCCGACGAGACAGTCAACAACACGACCACGCTACAGGATGACGACGTTCTGTTGTTCGCCGATTGCCACGGCGGAATATGACGTCGATATCCACATCATGTACGACACGGGAACGACCCCAGACATCAAGCTCGGCTTTACTGGTCCGGCAAGCTCAACGTTTGACTGGCACATGATCGGTTTGGGTCAGTCCGCGACTGGCACTGAGGGTGTTATCTATGCGGGTGCCAGCGCTCTCGCAGGGAATGTCGCCCCGGCGGGTGCCGGTGCAGGCACCGTCAACGTCGTCCGAATTCGTGGACTGTTCAAGACTGCGGGCACGTCTGGAAACTTCAAACTCCAGTGGGCACAGTTCGTTGCGAACGTGTCAAACACTGTCGTGAAGGCCGGTTCTTATCTCATTGCGCGAAGGATGGCATAAACTTTGGATCCAAACACTCTGCTTGAACTGATCGTCGCCCACACCCGTATTCGGGTGACAGGGCTTGAGGGCTATTTGAACGGGTTCACGTCGACCACCTACCGCCTTGTTGACGACCTGGACGAG